TATATTTTACGGGTCGTTGTTTCTGTAACTTCATGTTCTGCCATTGTCGAATAAATTATAATTAGCCGGGACACAATAACCGGGCAATGTTTCCCGCTCAATCCCGGACACTCTTATAAAACTATCTTTCCAATATATCCGGGGCGTTTTGTCCGGGTGCGCCTCCCAATAGTCGAACACGTCGTTGTAAAACGTCAATGTTTCCCGCTTGGTATATCTGCAACCGCTTTGCAATCCAATCTTAAACAAGTCAACAAAGGGGTACGACAAAGCAATTACAGAAAACGCCCGGTCAAACATTCCCACGGGGATTGGTTCAACGCTTGCAAAGGTACGGAACCCGTGGCGTTTTGCCCGTGCCAATGCGTTTATACGCATCCGGTTTGGGCTTGCTTTTGGTTCCAATTCGTCGCACCCGGTCAACGTGGAACCAATGGCAATGCGGGATTTATCCCAACCCTCGGACGCCTCGGCAAAGTCGATTAAAATATTGATACCCTCGGCGCATTTGCTCAACACTTTAACCGGGACGCCGTGGCGTTGACAAACGCCGATTGCTTGACGGGTCAACCGTTGCGTTTCCGGCAATAACGGGTCGGTCGTAAACGAAAAGAATAACCCCGTTTTCTGCAATTCCTCCTTATGCGCCAACAATTCGTTTTTGAAAATATCCAAAGCGTATGGATATTCCCGCAACGTCTTTTTCAACTCCGGGCGACTGCCTCCCAATACCTTTGCGCCACGACCTTTGCGCAAATAACAGTAAGTACAACCGTTGGAACAACCGACAAAGAAATTGGCGGCGTTCTCGGCGTATTCCCCGGCTTTACCTTTTGGGCTGTAAATAACCCGTCCGTTTATCGCTGCCATATCGTCCACGGCTTAAAATGGTAAACCGTCGTTTCCGTCGGGGGCGGGTGCATCCGGCACGGGCGGCGGCGGTACTTGCGCCCCGGCTCCGGTCGCTTTCGGGGTCAACATTTCCATATCGGTTGCGACTATCTCGGTAACATACCGTTTGACGCCTTGCGCATCGTCATAACTCCGGGTTATCAATTCGCCCTCAATATACAGTTTGTCGCCCTTTTTGACGTACTGATTGGCGACCTTTGCCAACCCGTTTTGCAATACGACGTTATGCCATTCGGTACGCTCCGGGATTTGCCGCCCGTCCTTTGTGGTATAACCTCGTTTCGTGGTTGCCAACGAAAAGGTCGCCACGCAACCCCCGTTGTCGAACTCCTTAAAATCCGGGGCTTTCCCGGTATGTCCCATCAAAATAACCTTGTTTACACTCATACAAAAAACGCTTTAATTATCCAAACAATGATACTATACAACGCCTACATATAAGACGCAACCGTCAACGTCACGAACGTGTATAACGCAATTTTATATCCGGTTTTTGATTTTATTTTCATATCACTTGAATTTTACGCAATCCAACAAATATTGTTTCTTATTGTCCGACCATCCGGCGGCATGGTTTATCGCTTTTCGGTCGTCGTCGTGTACGAACTCACAAACCCAACCGCCGACGCTTGTTTTTTGAACTAATCGAACCAATTTACCAACAATGAAAGAACGTAATTTGTAATAACCTGAATTTTCGCCAACAAACAAAACCCGTCTTTCTGCATTTATTTCGGGCGGATTTTCGATTTGCTGGCGTTTCTCCCTTTCCGGGTATCTTTGTACCCTTTGAAAATCTCGTTTGATTGACGCCCGGGAAATTGCCCCGTAATCGGGTGTTCTTTTTTTCGTCCTCATATTTTCAAACTTCTGTATTCGTTTTTAAGCAATTCAATAATCCGGACGTTGCCCGGATATATTCGCATTTTACTTTTATCTCCGTTTTCCCATTGGCTATGGTGTTCAAAGCAAAGTATATTTATATTCCTTGCATCGTGCTCCGCCTCCGGGTATGCCCCACGGGTCAATATATGCGAACAATATACGGCGGAATAGTTGTGTAATGGCTTCAAACATTCCTCGCATTGGTGCGGCTTATGTTCCCAAATCCACCTAAAAAACCGTTCGTTTGCCTGTGGGATATTCCCACGACCAAAAACGCAATGTCCGAACAATTCCCGTTGGATTTCGACACGCAACCGAATATCCATTGTAAACCGCTTGTAATCCAATAGGGGGCAAAACCCCCTATCGGTTACAAATTGGTATTCTTCCCGGTCTGTTAGCAATATCGGCTCCATTGCTTACATATCCGCCGTTTCGTCCTCCGGGTCGTCCTCGTTAGCCGGGTCGCCGACCTCCGGGAACAATCCGCCCTCCTTTTCCGGTTCTGCGACCATACCCGGTGCGGGTTCGCCGTCAGCCCCGAACAATTCCAATTGCGCCTTTTTGCCTTTGAACAAAAATGCGTAAACCTCGTTTTCAATGTCCGCAACGATTTCTTCCAATTCTTCCTCAAAACCGAACGTTTCGGCATTGAATTTCAGACGGGGCGAATTTATCGCCGTCTTTTGGTTGTTGGATACCGTGAACAATCCCGTAAGGACGACCCCAACGTTATCGTCTTGACCGGAATAGGACACGCCCCGAACCTCAATGTTTTTCAACATTTCGTCGGCGAAATTGCGGGCGACCTCCTTTTGGTTCTTGTTCGCCTTAAAATCGTCGGTTTCGACCATTGACAAAAAGGACGTGATATTGAAAATACGTCCCATGATTGGGCGCAATCGGTCGAAACATTCCCGCAAATCGGGGTGTATGTCCTTTGCGCTCTCGACGTGGTATTTGTTCGTATAACTTTCGTTGCCGATTGTTTCGGTAACTTCATAATGTACGTCTAACCCGCCGTCCTTTAATGTCTTGACTTTCGACAATGCAAACGCCTTTTCGCTTGGTATCAACATAACGTTTGCGGCTTTTTTTTCTTCGCTCATATTGTAATATTATTTGTTGCCGGGAACCCGCCCGGCAGGGTTTTAATCAAAATTCGTTTTCGTCCAACAATTCCCGTGTCTTACTATTCGACGGAACCGCCGGGCATTCCGGTTCCGGGATTGGTTCCGGGGCGGGTTCCCCGGTTCCGATTGGTTCCGTTACCGGGTTGGGGTCGTGGAACTCAATATTGCGCCCGCCTTTGGGCTTTTCCGGCTCAAATTGGGCTTTGAGTTGTTCCGCCGGGTATTCCTTTTGCGCTAACTCAATAATCCCCAAATTAACCAATTCCGGGACGCAACGGCGCAACGCCCTTATGTCCTCTAATGCGTCATGCGCCGGGAATGTTTCGCCGGGGAATAACTTACTATATAATTCCTCTAATTTGGGATATTTTCCCGGTCGCCCGTTTGAATACAATGCGCCGACAAACTTAATTGTTTTCATCATTGTATCAATGCGTTTACCCTTATGTAATGCGTCCTCAACATGTGCGTCGTAATATTCCCGTCCACAATAGCGCAAAACGTTTGCTTTTAACATTGAACTATCAAAGTAAATGTTGTGCGCACATACAAGCGGGGCGGCGTTGGCATCCGCTAAAAATTCGTCCACAACCTCGGCAAACGGCACGCCCTCGGCAATTGCCCGTTCGGTTGTTATACCATGAATTGCGGTTGTTTCCGGGGGTATCTCGTAATTATCGGGTTTGATAATATAACTTTTTTCCTTATCGCCCAACGACCACGCCAATTGGACGACGTGCGGGAATTGCTCAAAATCCGCATCCCATTTCAAACCCTTTGCGGGTACTCCTGTTGTTTCGCAATCAAAAAAACAAATGTCTTTTAATTCAAATTTCATACTCTCGTTACTTTTTTATTCGTTAAATAATCGTTTTTGCCCGTCGTCGTTGGGCGTTTGCTCAACATATTTTGCCCGTGTAATCCAAACGCACCCGCACCGCAAACACTTTATCCGGCTGTAATGCTTTGGCGTGTATTCGTGGCGAATAATCCGCCAACCCGCCAACGGGTAATTCTTACGTTTTCCGTTACACTTGCAAAACATATAATTTATATTTCCATTTAAAACCAAATGCTGTTTTCAAAACGCCATTACAACAATTACTTATAGAACTACGTCTAAAACCTAAACTTCTTTCAACTTCCATTGCTGTAACCCATTCTTTTATAAAGTTACCCGATAAATCAAATTGCAAAACTGCCTTGCCTCCTTTATTTAGTTTTTTACCAATATACGTATTGGGGGCTTTTAAATTATTGCTATTTTGTTTTGCTGTTACCCATCGTAAATTACTGACTTTATTATTAATTTTATTACCATCAATATGGTCTACTTCCGGCATATTATTTGGGTTAGGAATAAATAATAATGCTACAATTCTATGTATTACAACATTTTCTTTTTCCCCATTTTTACATAATGATACAAACAAATAACCACGCCTTAATGATTGTTTCAAAATACGTTCTTTTCGTATTCTTGTTTTATTACCGCATTTTTCTAATCTTTTAATAGACCTAATTTGCCCGTAATTACTAACCTCATACAACCCTTCATATCCGGGTATTTCTTTCCATATTTCATTTTCCATAATCAAATTTCATTTGGGTCTGCAATATACAAATAATATTCTTCACTTGCAAGTTGTTTTAAAAATTCGATATGTTCTATTAATTCAGCATTGCTTAACTCTGCAATTGTACGCAATCTGGTTTCATATTTCCCGGTGTTAATATCCGGGGTTTGCTCATACATAACCGGGGACAACTCACGCAATCGGCGTTCTGTTTGTTCCTCCGTAAGACGTTCGCCCGCCTCCCAAATTGCGTGCTTAAACGTCGGTACAACATAGTTGAAATAATACCCTTTCAAAGCCTCGGAAGAACCGGACGACACAACGGAAAAACGTGCAATTACGCGGCTACCTTTGTGCATTGCAAAGAATTGGTTTAGCTCTTCAAAATACATTCGCAATTTCCCATCATTACCGATATTACCACTACTTGAAATTTCACGCCTTTTCATTTTTATACCTCCACATATAACCTTTATGAGTTTTTCTTTTCCCTTTGCACACCATACATATTGCAATCGGGGAAAATAAGTTCATCTTAGCTGCTTCATTTATACTGTTGTACTCTTTAACAATAACTCCATTTTTCAATTGTAACACTGGCTTGCTTATATCTTGTGCAGATAATTTTAATTTTGACAATGTTATAGGGTTATTATTATTTTCTAATCTTGTTACCCAATGAAGATTTGAGACATTATTATTGGCTCTATTTGTATCAATATGGTCAACAAATTGTTTCTTATATGGATTTTTAATAAATAATTTTGCAATTAAAACGTGAACTAAATACGTTTTATGAAAATCTTTTTTGCTTAATCCAACTATTTTATACCCATTTAAATCTGCTTGCTTTAAAACTCTTTCTTTAATGGTTTGTTTCCATCCATTTTTTCGTGTAATAACTCTTTGCAATGATTTTACACGTCCCAAATTACTAACTTGGTATAATCTTTCAAATCCGGGAATATCTTTCCAAATCTCGTTTTCCATAATTGCCAACTTTTAAGAACTGCCAACAAATAAGAAACGGGGAAAGGCTGTTGGCTTGCCCTTTCGGTCGGTAGCTACTCCGACCTATCCCGTTGCAAATATAACTATTTATTTTCATTACTTGTTTCTATTTCTCTTTTTTTCATCGGCTATTAATTTTTTTATTGTCTTATTAAACGCTGTCATTCCGATTATATGGATAACGTCCCGTTCCGCCCGTGATAACTTCGTTTCCCGTTTATCCAATACCTTTGCGAATGTAACAACAAATTCGCCCGGCTCCAACAATCCGGCATTGTGTAACCCGTCGATTGGGTGCGCTTTCAAACGCTCGGTCGCTTTCAATTCTTTGCGGGCTTTTTCCCGACTTTCCCATATTTCCCGAACCTCGGCGGCGGCGTTGTCATAAAACAACCGCATTTTCAGAACGTCGGCAATTGACAAATCAGCCACGGCGGTTGGTTGCTCTTTTTCCGGCTCCGGTTCCGTCGTAACGGGTGCAACCTTACCGTTATTCACTCCATAACCGAACAACGCAAAATCCCCCTTTGTTGGGTCGTCCGGGAATATCTCGGCGAAACGGTCGGTTATCTCAATGGCTGTTTGCAAATCCGGCGTCCGACGTTTTACAAGCCCCAACCGCAACGCTTGTTTATGTACGTGGGTATCTAATGGAATAATCAAATTACGGGGGTCGCAAATCGTCCACAATCCAAAGTCAACCGGGGAACCGTGGCGACACATCCAACGCAAAAACATACATAGGCGTTTGCAACCGCTTTTCGTTTCCATATCCGGCACGCCTTTAACATCGCCAAAAAGACGTTGCAATTGTTCCAACGGACGCCCGCCCGGTTGCGCTTGCAATGCCTTTTCCATGTTCTCAAACTTATTATATACGTCAAACAAGCGGGCGCAAAGGTCGTGAAAATCGGCGTATGTAAACGTTCTATAAAAATTCTCTTTACTGCCTTTGTATTGCTTCCATTCCGGGGCGGCTCCCTCCGTGTCGGTTCCGACAATATAATGATACGGCGCACCCTTGAAAATTTCCCGGTCGATAAAATCCGCCTTTTGGATTATCTGTTTGCGGGAACCCCACGCAATCCACGCCGTAACAAATGCGCTAATCTCAATATTTACCCGGCTATCGTAACGGTGCGGGATTTGCACCGGGTCGGATTGGATAAACTCGGCGGTTTCGTATTGTTCCGCCCAACGTTTCAAATTATCGTTCAATGTATATGCCATTGTTTTAGATTTTAAGGGGACGGAAAGCCCGCCCCCGGTTATTATTAGTTTTCCGTGTATTCCTCAATTACTAAATCGGTTTGTCCCCGCTTTACTTCCTCTATAAAGCCTTGAAAACCGTTTGCCTTTGCAATGTCTATAATCGCCTGCAAACGCTTTTCGCCTAAACTTTCGCCCCTCGCAATGCGGAACACCTTAACCGTCGGATTGCTTGCGATAATCAGTTTGGCGGCAACCTCCATAATTTGACTATCTGACACTTTCCCGGCAACGAACGGCACGCCGTTTAATTCTAACCCGTCGTCCGTGAACGAAAGCCCGGCAATCGGCAATTTGGACGTTGCAATAAGTGTTTCCCTTTCCTTTGCCAATGCGCCTAATTTGTCCTCAAACGTGCGGGCGGTTTTCTCGGCGGCTTCCTTTTGTTTCTTTTTTGCCATGTAATCCACAACCAACGCATTGATACGGTTGTGTTCCTCGGCTTTTTTGAGTTGTTCCGCCGTGTCTAATTGTTCCGGGTTATTGGCTTCGTATTCCTCTAACCATTTGTCGGCATTCGCTTTACGTTTCACAAACTCGGATTTATCATTTACGATAACTTGCAACGTTTCCTTATAATCGTTTTCAATGGCTTTTTTGTTGGCTTTCGCATCTTCTTTGGCTTTTTCCAACCGGGCGTTTGCCTCTGCAATTATCCGGGCAACTTCTTTTTCCTCGGCGGCTAATTTGTCGTCGATTGCCTTAATATTACTTTTTCGGGTTTCTTCCGCCTCTTTAATTCGTCCGGGGATTGCCTCCAATTGTTCAATCCTTTGTTGCCGGGCTTGGCGTACCGTTTTCGCTTTCTCAATCAACCGGGCATTTTCGTTTTGCTCTTCCATCAACGCCGTAATATCCTTTTTCTCGGCATACGTTTTGACGTCGCCGGGTTTCAATTGCTTTTCAGCGTTTGCGCAAATGGTTGTGTACATCTTAACCTCGGCGTTGGCGTCTTTTCTTTTGTCCTTAACGGTCGTAACCTCGGCGTCAATTTCTGCAATTCGGGTGCGCACCTTTTCCGGCAACAAAGCCTTTACAACCTCAATTTGTTTGCGGCGTCCCTCGGCGGTTTCACTCCAACGGGAAAACTCCACGGCGTCAAAATCTTGGTAGCCGAAAATCTTTTGCAACATTGAAACGTTATCCGAACGCATCCCGGTTGTTTGTGATTTTATGGATAACGTCCCACGTGGGTTGGCTTTGGTAAACTTTAATTCGACTTCGTAATTTTCGCCGTCGTTACCTACTACCATTTTTGCAAATCCTTTGTCCTCTCCATTTTTCAACACGGCGTCCCGGTTCCCGGTCAACATTGCGCCGATTGCTTTTAAAAGGGTTGATTTGCCTAACTCATTGTCCCCGGTAATGAAATATACATTACCCTCAAAATCTGCGTTGAACTCTTTGATAACTTGAAAATTCAACAATTCCAATTTCTTAATATACATCGCTCTTTAAATTTATTTATTTCCCGGAAATCGCCGGGTCGTTATGTTCCCATTTATAACCGTTGTATGTTTTTCTTTTCCCGTTACATACCTGTAATATTACATACTTTTGCCAAGGAAAAACACACGCATCTAAAATATTATCAAAACATACAATATTACCTAATTTATCAATACGTTTAACGGGATATAATTTTGATACACGTTTAACGTTCTCAAATTTTAGGTTCTCGCCAATAGTACACCAACGTAAATTATTAACATGATTATTTAATTTATTCCCGTCGATATGGTCAACACATGGTTTATTGTCCGGGTTGGGAATGAACGCCAAAGCAACCAATCTATGAACCCGCATAACTTTTAAACCATTGATTTTTAATTTTACAGTCATATAGCCACCGTTCAAATAAGGCTTTATTTCCTTATCATTTTGCGTTATATTGCCATTTTCAGCAACGTAACAATCATATTCTATTAAGTATTTACCTTTTTTCATGCCGCAAATATATGTAAAATAATGGATATACCAAAACTTTTATCTTTTATTTTCGGCTATTTTTTTATTTTCCGCAATAATCGCCCCAAAACAACGCATTTACCCACGCCGCCAAACTCAACTAACATATTACCGTTGCGCCCTCTTATACATTTACCATCGGAACGACGAACCGCCCGGCACGGCATACGTCGCAATTCCGGGCGGGTCAATCGGTCGCCTAAATAGATATAATCCATTTCGTCCATATCAAAACAATTTCATTTGTGTATCGGTCAATACAGCAACGACCGCATCAACTTTGCGTTCCCAACTTTCCAACGTTGCCAATTTCTCCGGGGTTGGGTTCCGTTGGCAACGTCGTTGGTTGTGCCGCATCTGTTTTACCATTTCCGCCAAATCTTTTGCCGTTATTTTTTCGGGATTTTCGATTTGCGGGGCTTTTGTTTCGTCTGCCATACAAGTAACCATTTGAATAATTAAACGCCCCTACGGGCTTAAAATAAACGGTTGTGCATTTGTTGGGGCAAATTTTCCAAAACCCAACGGGGGTTATTCTGCAAAATGAACCGTCCAAAGTGCATAATTAACGTTGCGTCCGCATTCCACAACGCCGGGGTAATCTCCGGGTACAATTTCCCGGCAATATCCCGGAACCGTCGTTTGCGGTCTGCCTTTTCTTCCTTTTTCCCTTTGACCTTGATACGCAATTTAAGGTCGTTTTGCCATTTCATTGCATTAACCAAAACAAATGGTATTTCGGCGACGGTTATAATAGCTTTCAAATGCTCAAAGTTTTGCAACATCTTTTGTATGCGGTACAATTTACCCATGTTTGCCCCGGCATCGCCAACTGTTACGTCGTCCGGGCGAACGCTCAATTTTTCCAAAAAGACAATCGGCGTGCAAATCTCTTTGTAATAGTTGAGAAAATCCCGTATCTCGTTAATGTCTTTAGGCATCTTAATTGCCGTTGCGTTGTGGTTGGGTCGCCAAACCACAATACCCCCATTGCTTCCGGGGTCTATGCCTATAATGCAATTTATTTTCATAACATCTTTTTTATTTGTTCAATCTTAATCAATCGTTCGTCATACGCTTGCTTTGCAGTTATAAAACCGCTCTTTCTGTATCGTATTCCGTCGATTTGAATTTCATAATTATATTTCCCGGTTTGTTTATGCCGGGTTACTCCCTTATATCCGGTTGTGTTATCTCGGCGTATTCGCCTATTTCTATTATTTTCCGAATGAGTAACAAAACGGCAATTTTCCGGGCTATATATCCCGTCGTTATCTATCCGGTCAATTTCTAAACCGGGGTTATATCCATTTTCTAAAGCCCAATTTTTGAAGGCATCAAAACAAAACCATTCTTTGCAAATAGTTATTCCACGACCTCCATAATTGTTATAATCCTTTCTTTTAGGATTATAACAACGGGCTTTTATACTTTCCCAAAGTCGGTACAACTTTGTCGCTGAAACTCTTTTTTTCATTTTTCAAACCTTAAATAATGATAGATATAAATTTCGTCCTTAATCATTCGGTCAAACGTCCGTTTAATTTCTTTGCGCCGGGCAACCTCAAAGGCTGTATAATCAATTTCCGGGCTTTGGGTTCCTTGTTTCCGAACGTGATAAACCGTAAATTCATTAACGAACCCACGGGCGGCACGTGCCAAAAATCGGTTATACGCTTCTTTCCGGTCGTCCTCGGTTTCTTTCACTTCATCCGCTAACCCAACGCCCAACAACCAATTATAAACAAACATTTCGTCGGTTAATCCAAACACTAAACGCCCGGTATATTTATAGCGCATAAAACACATTAAACAAGTCATAACCGATTGATTGCGATAATACCGGATTTGCTCCGGGCTTAACTCCTTTTTCGGTTCCGGCAACGCTGTATATGCTTTGCCGATAACTTGGTTTTGTTTCCGGCAATATGCGTTCAATACCTTTGCGAAATAATCGGCGTTGAATTGTTGGTAATGTTTCCGTTCGGCGTTGCCGTCCCTATCCTTTGGCAAATAGTCGTCTAATTCCCCGGTAATCAGCAATTCAAACGCTAATTTAACCTCGGACAATGTTAATTGCGAATAATAGCGTTTGAGTAAATCCAACAATCGGGTACAAATATACGTCCAATCGTCCCGGTTTTCCGTGGAAATGATAAACCCCACGTCCATTGCTATAAACCGGAACATTTGTCCCGTTTTGGCAATCAACGTTTCGTCGTCAATCTCGGCAATCTGTTTTTTTGTGGACGCCACGAAAATATATTTTTCAACCGGGGTTAATGCTTTGGCAACCTCCGGTAACTCAACCATCGCCCGGCGAACGTCAATTGCTTTTGCCGTTCCGCTATAAAGCAAAACGGCGGCGGATTGTCGTTTTTCGGGCAACGTTTGTGGCAATCTGTTTGTCTTTTCGGGTAATGTTTCCATGTTAATAATCATCTTTCAAATACTCAATAGCCCCGGCAACGTTCAATCTTTGCGTTGGGGCTTTGTATTCAGGTTTCAAATGCAACTTTTTCTTTTCGACGTCCCCCCGTATGAAATTGCGGACGGTCGCCAACCAACCGTTTTTAGTGCGCTTCATATTCTTTTGGTCGCTCCAATCGCTAACCGAATGAAAGTAATAAACCAAATCGACCTTTTCAAATTCCGGTGTCGCAAACTTACTTTCAAACTCTGAATAATCCACGCCAACGCCGTTTTCAAATTTAACCATTTTGTAAACGTCGGAATTACGGAATAACGTTTTTTTCTCCTTTGGTTCCTCAACCTTTTGTTCTTCCGGGAATAATTCCCCGACAACATTGTTGTTGGGGGTATTCTCATTATCATTTATTGTATTATCTATATTATTACTATTATACCCTAAACTTTCGTTTATGGGTACCCCTAAACTTTCGTTTATGGGGGGCATCAACTTTTGTTTAGGGGTATCAACTCCGGTTAATATCCTTGCTGCCTTTTCGGTAAATGTTCGTAATTTTCACCAAAACAATACAGAGTTTTGTTATACAATTCGCAATTAGGATGTTTTTGTAAAATTCCGGCTTTAATCAAATTATCAATACGCTTTATCATGCCTTGACTTGTCTTTATATTCAATAACGGCATTGCTTCCAATATTAACTTGTGGGAAATCCAAAAATATATTCCCTCCGGGGTGTGCATCTTAACGCAACTTGCACAATTGGCGAAATCTTTTATAAAATCAAAAATAGCCAAATCTATTAAATCTAAATCTAAACCGCTATTAACGGCGGCATATTGGTTTATTAATATCGAGTATTTCATAATATTGATATTTTATAAACATCCGGTTCTGCTACGGGCTGAACTGATTTTATTCATAATCCTTTTTCGCATAACCATTTAAGGCAATCAATTACAGTGCTTTTGTTTATCCCTAAACATTTGGATAAATACAAAATACCCTTTGAATACTCGCCATATCTAACACAATAGGCGTGTATCATTGCATACAACATTAACTTATTACCTTTCAAATGCAATTCGTTAATCCATTTGTTTTTTATAATAAAATCCATAATTAAAATATAAAAGCCCGCAATCCGGGCTACCACACACCGGAAAACGGGCTTTGCGCTAAATAAATTAGCAATACTTTGCAAACGGTGGTAGTCGTTTGTTTTATCGACGCAAATATAGCATTTTTTATTCATTATCCAATTGCTTTGCAGGTTCCCACGCTTTGCGCACTTTCAAAACATTATCCGCACTTTCATTAGGAACCAATGAGACAACAGGAAAGCGGGAACGGTCTCCCGGCTTTTGAGTTGTGGCAAATTGTACGTTCAAATCAAAGATAATGCCTTTGCAAAATCCCCGTTCCTCTAACATACCGTCGAACGTTTCCCGGATTTGCGGAATTGTGGACGCTGTACCCTTTGTTGCAAATTGCCAAACCCCGGCAATACCCCGCACCAACGGAACAATGAAATTAAGCGTTAATGTAACCTCCCAACCGTCGGCGTCGGGTTGTTTGCTTTTCCGGTTCGGGTATCGTTTGGCAATCGACGCCATTAAATTTGGGTATTGCGTAACCGTCAATTCCTCATATTTTTTGCCGTCCCATACTTGGAACGTTTCGCCATCGCCCGCCGCAATCAATCGCCCGTCGTCGTCCCGGTATTCGTAACGCTCGTTACATACTTTTGCCGGGTCGTCGTCCGGGAAAACAATTTGTATGGTTTGCGGCTTTTCGCCGTATGCTTGCGTAAATAACCCGGCATACTTTCCCGTTGGTATGAAATAATCAACGCTTTGCGGATAACCGTTTGCGTTTTTCATACCGATTTTTATTTGACCGACACGGGGCAATATCAAACGGGATTGTTGCGCCTCCGGTCGCTTTATTCTGCCTTTCATAACTCTTTATAAAATATTACTGCAATAAACCATTGTTGCGCAAAATAATTTTGCTCAACTGCTTTTATATCCATTTGGATAACCTCTATATCCGTTCTATTAACGAATTGTTCCAATTCGTCCGAATTTGTAATTATTTTAATCTTTTTCATATCTCAAATTTCGGGGTCGTCGTTCAACATCTTTTTCCTACTCTCATTTTTGGGCTTTTTAGGCTCGTTTGCGGGCTTTTGTTCCTTTTCTGGTGCAACCGTCCGTTTTGCCGCTTTTCGCCCCGTGGCGAGCTTCTTTTCCGCCTCATTTGCCGTTTTCCCGGTGCGTTTCACAATCTTTGTTTTCTTAATCTCCGGTTCCGGCGTTTGTTCCGGGGCAACCGCATCCGCTTTGACGGTATCGGCGGCGTCCGTGGTTTCGTCCGGGGTCGCCTCTTTGGGGGCTTTAGTTTTAATCAATTCCGCCAAAGACAACGATATTACATTTTGGGACAAATCCGGGGCGTCGTCCAATACAACCATACCATTAACCGCCGTAAACGTGTTGTCCCGCTTTTCGTCCTCAATTGCGGCAATCTCCAACAGATAGGAGATTTTCCGTATATTGGGGCTTTCGGTTTGCTCTTTCAGATTGTACGACGGTTTTTTGCGCCAATCTTTCGGGCTGAAATTGAAAATACGGGTAACGGGGAATTTCTCAAAATTGACGTTCCACATATCCCGGTACATCCCCAATTGTATTTCGCTTTCCTCGTAAAAGCCTTTGCGCCCGCTTTTGAAATCGACAATTGCGTTAATCCGGTCGTCGCTTCCAATCTTTGCCCGCATGGTACACGGGCAATCAATCATTCCGGCATACTTGTAATACGGGTGTACCAACGCAATTTCAACGGCTAACGGTCGTACATCATAATCCAACACGAATTGCGCAAACGCCAATACGTCCTTTTTCAAATCGTCAGCGTAATAAATAAAGTCGTCCGGCAATCGGTAAACCTCAATGTATTCTTTTAGTTTGCCTTTCAGTCCGTCCAAATCATACGCCCGGTTAATCAATAATTCCTCAAATGCGGCGTGCATAAACGTTCCATACGCCGCCCGTTCGCCTTTGTATCGCTCGGCTTCCTCAATGCCTTTGTTCGCAATCCAATTTATAAGGTGCGGGGCTTTGGGTAATGTTTGGGACAATATGGTTGTAACCGACGGGAAAAACTCCGGGTTCCCGTTGTCGTCGTATCGGTAATAATAGCGGTGTCCCTTACTATTCAATTGCCAAACCTTATACGGGGGTTCAATCAACGTTTTTTCATCAAAAAACATTGCCGTCATTTCCTCAACCGTCATGCCCGGCAATATCTCAAATATTCCGGTTGGTTGTTCAACCTCGACCGCTTCAAACGGTGGGATTATTTGTTGTTGTTCCTCGGTAATTTCCGGGAATTGGTCGGCGGGAACGGCTCCCAAACTTTCAACCGTCTTTTGTACCGGGTTTTCGGGTTTCTTTTTGTTCGCTCTCATTTTCTACTCTTTTTTAATTCTGAAAATCCACATAATACCATTGCGGCACACAGACCCACAAACATCAATTGCCACGGGTTCCAAAATGCGCCAATCAGACAAACAACGCCCAACGTTCCAAATGTCGCAATAATCGCTTTCGCTTGGAACCTATCGGAAAACATAACGTCCGCCATGCGTTCAAACCATTGTAACCCGTTATTCTTCATAGCCAAACAAATAATTAGGGGTACAATTACACATTTCGCAAATGATAACGACCCATTCCGGGCGTATCTGTTTAGTCGTTCCGTTACATAAGTTAGTCATATTAACTTGTTGTGCGCTTTCGGTGCGTCCCTCCCATAACCGGGCGGCAACCTCTTTTTTATAAACTTTAATTCCGGCGGTTTGCGCCCGTGCGATTGCCTCGTTTACTCTTAATTTCGTCATTTCTGCCATTTCTTTAGTCTTTTATTGTTAATAACTCGGTTCGTTGCTCTCTTTGTGTCCGCAATGCGTACACGTCATTTCCTCCCAAATTGCGGTATATTCCGGCGGGGTCAAATATCCGTCGCCTCCGGTCTGTTTATATTCCCCGTCGGTAACTTCCATTTCGCCGCCGCACTCCGGGCAATCGTCGTTACCCATTAAATCCAAATCCGGTACAATGAAATATACCCGTTTCAGATATACGCCCAACGCCTCGGAAATTGCCGCATAACAATTGGCGGTTTGTTCCTCGGTTACGTCCTCGTTTATTGCATCGAAAACGGAAACGCCCCAATTGTCCGGGGTGTCCTCAATAACTTTGTTTTTGAGTAATTCCGAAATGATAATTTCGGCAACTTGGTTGGCTGTTTTCCCGCTATCGGTCGCCAATCTCTTTAATAAATCGCTCTCTTTTATTCTCATATCTTTGCCGGGTACTCCCCCGGTGGGTTTTTGTTTCTGCAAAAGTACAAATAAAATCTATATTACCAAAAACAAAACCTTTGAAAGTTTTATTTGTTCACGTTGGACGCTTGTAATACAGATAAAAAGCACTAATTTTGTTGCACCGCATAACCTTACAACATCGCTCTCGGTTACTGCGTACCAACCCCCGGCGTTACTTCATTGCGTCGGGGGTTATCTTTTTAATCATGTATTCCAAATTCACAATCGCCCCATTGGTCGAAATCCGCCCCGTCATAACTTAACGGGTAACGTTCCGGTTCCGGGCAATCCGTCCAACATTCCCGACGTACATTATTTACGGCGACCCGTTCCGGGTTATATCCGGGTTTATTCTTTTCCCTCAATTGGGCGGCGCAACTCTTACAACAACAACGTCCCCAACCTCGGCGTAAATTCCGGGTATCGGCGTTGTATTCTTTGCCGCAATTGTCGCAATTCCTTTTTATCATTCCCATATATTAACCCTTTGTAAATCCCTTAAATGCTACATGGTAAACGTCGTATTGTTTCCCGGTAACATAGAACTCAATCATACGGTTGGCGTTTCCGACGTCGTTTATTGCAATAGTTGGGTACGGTTCCCCCGGCAATTGGTTATAATCGCTTTCAATATCCCGGAACCCCTCCGGGAACTCCGAACGGTCGGCGGAAAAATACCGGGTTAAACTCTCTTTTATCCGGGCTAATATTTCGTCCCCGTTCGGCTCAAAAGCCGCTTTTATTTTTTCTTGACGTCTTAACGCAAATCGCATAGGTATTTGTTTTAATAGGTTCTTAATTCCCCGTCCATCGGTAACGGTGCGCCCGGTAAACCAACCGGAATACGGGTATAATGTAACCGGGGAACCCCGGAACGTAAATTGTAAGGTGTGGCGTTTGACCTCCGTAACCGGATAACCCAACGCCGTTATTTGGTTCCGTGCGTATTCCATGCGCTTTGGTTCTAATTCCTTTTGTTTTTCAATATCTAATCGTCCCATAATTCACTAAAATAATGTATTGTTTTGCCCGGTATCAATTCCCCGGTTTTTTTATTCTTTCGTCCCGGTTTAAATGGCTGTGGAATACGGTTTTGCAACTCCATTAATTCCGTCCATGTTTCCGGCAAATATCGTTTAATGTTTTGTAACTCCTTTAAATTCTTATTGCGGCAAATTCGACAACTAACCCGGTCTAATATTTCATATAATCGGACGCCGTTTTGTTCCCAATAAATACCCCGGTCGTAACAATATTGTAAGGCTTGTGCCTCTGTTATACCCATTTCAACCAACGGTAATACTTTGTTTTCCCGGCGTTCTTTTTCGATACGTTCCGTTTCGTCGGCGGCAATAGCCACATAATCCCAATTATCGCCAATATAATTTTTTAAAGCACGCAATTTCAATGTTGTACCCCAACGACAATTGCCGCCGCACCAACCATAACCGTATTTATGAACTATTTTTGTACCTTTTTACAAACGGGCTTTTCAAACATATAATAATAAAATGGTTTGTCTATTTCTAATTCGGTGTACTTAATACCTCGTTCGGCTAATATAGGCAATATCATATCCCGCACACTATAAATTGCGTCAAATTCAACCCCTATATTGAAAAATACAACTTCATCAATTGGCAATCCTTTATCTATCCCCAATAATAACATTGCTACACTATCTTTCCCAAAAGATACCGAATAAATATGTTTTCTTTCCATCATACAATTACTCTACAAAATTTATAATATTGGTCGTGTCGGCTCTCAACTTGACAAAGCAACCCAATATCGTTGCCGTCTAACAATAGGTTCAACACATCGCCGGGATTGTGCCGGGTATAAAGTAAGAATAACCCACCGTTTGCATTTTGGATTATCTTATACATTTCTTGACTTAATCGGTAACGTTTCGTTTTATTCATCGCTCTAAATGATTATGCCGGGGGATTGCGCCCCCGGCTTGTTATTACTGCAAATACGCAATTGCGTTTAATCTTTCCTTTTCCTTTGTTGCGCTCTCAACGTTGCGGGCAATCCATTGTTCGGCGGGGTTCTCGGCAATCCATTGTTTACGATAATCCGGCGTGAAATAAGCAACCATTTTTTTGTATGCCTTTTCCGGGTTCGCCAATATTTCCGCCGCATGGCTCAACCGTTTGCCGTGGTCGCCTTTGCCGATTAAATCCAAACGCCCAAAATAAAACGACCCGTCGGCGGTACACGCCACATAATCACGGGCGGACGTTCTTGTTGAAATAACGTTGCCTTTTTCGTCGGTAACGGTGTATTGATACTTTTTGCCTTTCGCTTTCTTGCTCAAAATATACTTTGCCATAATCTTTGTTATTGTGCCGGGGGCGAACCCCCGGCGGGTTATTATCTTATTTCGTACAAACTCAATGAATTTTCGCACAATACCCACGTCGGGAATTTAGGGTTTTGCAGATAACAAAGGTTATCTAATGCCGCCCGGCTTGTATAAAACCACAACCCAAATTTTTTGCCGATAAAATACATATCGTTTACCCCTGTTTCCCGGTATTTCTCCGACAACATTTGTTGGCTGTAAATGATTGACGAAAATTTAACTTTGCCGTCTAACTTGGTTGCAATCTCGGCAATGTCCGTCGCCTGTGTTCTTTTCTTTGTTTCCATATTTGAAATTTATTTGGTTCCGGGAACCCGCCCGGTCGGATTAGTAATAATAAAAGGATATTTTCAAACCCCGGCGCAACTTACAATGTTCGGCGTCTTTGACACAACGGAAAGCACGGCGCAATAATTTGTTCGCCATTTCAACGCCTACTAACTTAATCAAACCGGAAACGCCAACCAACGTGTTAATCTTTTTGCCGTTGAACAAGCCGTTTACTTTGATTTTGAAAGTACGGTTAATTTCTTTTGTTGTATATTCCAAACCGTTGTAAATATCTTCGGGCTTCATTGTATCGCTCTTTTTGTTGCCGGGAAAACGCCCGGTCGTTCTTGTTTGATGATGCAAATATACAACCTTTATTTTAATTACCAAAAGTTTTATCTTTTATTTTTGGCTTAAACTTCAAAAAGTTTTGTTTTGGTTCCAAAAGAGTTATTTTCTTGGAATTTTCGACTTAAGCGACTTTTGCAAGCTGGACGGGTAAATTATCCACTTTGAAATAAAATGCCCGGAAACGGTCTAAAAATGGCTCAATAGAAAAAGGGGTTGCAACGCCTTGTTACAACCCCCGGTTTATTACTTTTCTATGGTTATGAACTCAACCCCTAATATTTTTGTTGCGGGGTTTTTGCTAACTACATCAATTTGCCGATTTTTGATTTTCTTTGTTTTCCATAAAAAACCTAACCAACGTTTGTATTGCACCGTTTCGACAATCAACAGACTATCCCGGTTTATATGCGTCCCGGTAAATTGTCCGTCCGGCGTGGCGCATCCGTGCAACTCAAAATACGGTTCGACAATATCGACGCATCGTAAAACGGTCGTAACCGTATCGCCGGGCAAATATACAACACTATCCCGGACGGTTGCCCGCAATTCGTTGATTGTTTCCATTTGGGTTGTTGTAACCCGTTCCAAATCCCGGTTCTTTGCCTGCAACGTCTTTATCAACGCCAAATCGTCCGCCCGGTACTTTTTGTATTCCGCCAATGACAACTCCAAATTCCCGACTTTGATTGCGTTCAAACTGTCTTTCGTTTGGTACGTCTTGACGTCCTGCAATAGTATTTCGGTATTGCTCCGGTATTTGTCCCGTTCCTCGGTCAACCTCTTTATTTTGACGTGTTGCACCCAAAAGGCGGCGGCAACCGCCAAAATGATTGCCGCCCAAATCAAATACTTTTTCATAACGTCAATACCCTTTTAATTGCGGCAACGTGCATATCTGCGATTTGCTCCCGCCCGTCGTCGCTCATTATGAAACGGCAATCTTTTTCGGTATCCATGAAAAAGTTTTCCGTAAGAATTGCCGGGCAACTCGTGTGTTTGAGGATATAAAACGCCGCTTCCTTATCCGGGTCGCCGTCCGCATAATCGAAACGCATACGCCAACCGTCCGGGACGAATACCCGTTGCGCTTCCTCGGCAAATACCGTGGCGATTGCATCCGCTTTCGTTTCTCCGGGCGACGTGTAAACCTCCCAACCCGTACCGCCTCCGGCGTTGGCGTGTACGGATACCAAAAACGCCTTTTCATTGTAGTTGCGGTAAATCTCATTTGCTCGGCGGCAACGTTCCGTCAATGACACGTCGTTTGTTTCCGGGGTCAATATCTCGTACCAAATCGCCAAATCGTCCAATTTGGCGGCGATACGTCGCACAATATCCCGGTTAAACTCCCATTCAAACAGTTGCGAACCGTCGCCCCAAACCGGGGAACGTTTCCCGGCGGTTTCTTCGCCGTGTCCGTTGTCTAAAATAACAATAGGTTTCATTTTCTTACCTCCTTTTCTTTATCGTTAATAATATCGCTATCGTGTTCCCGTTGGTATCTCTCAATTATCGGTTGCCAATATCCCGGCAATACCCGTGTAAATTCCAACCGGATAACGTGGTAAATAATACGCAACGCAACCTTTGTGGGATATGCTTTAATAAGGTTGCGGAATGCGTTTTGCAAATACACATACATAAAAACATAAGTAAGCGATTTAATTACTACTTTGGCGGCTTCATTATCGCCACATTGCAGCATTACCGAATAAATAACGTGTATAATGGTAACATACAAAAGCAATTCCGCCAACGCATTCTTAAACTTACTAAATCGAAAGTTTTTGCAATGCCTTACACTTACACCGTCCGCCCGCATACCAGCCCAAATATTGAAAGCAAACATAATGACTAATGCGTACATAAAACCCGCCGTTGGGGTTAAATAGGCTAAAATAGGACTTAACGACGTGGCGAATATCATACGCCATTGTTCCCATGTAAAAAGTTTATCCATATCTTTAATGATTAAAGGGCGGACGGTTTCCCGTCCTCCCTTTGGTTAATGGTTATTGGCAAAAATTCGCAACGAAATTGCGGTAACAAACATCGCCAATTGATAAATACCCGTTGTTGTCGGGGTGTACGCCGTTCGTATCGACCCATTCAGTAACCTTGGTATTTCGGGTATTAACGGCACGCTCGGCGTGCGGCATATTATATTCGGTGTCGAACTCGGCAGATACGTTCACAAACTCCACAAAACCGGAATATTCCGGGCGGTTCGCAAATTCTTGGTATGCGTCGTTTTGGTTCAATGCCGTAACAACCATACCGTAACCGTCGGCGTAAGACGTTCCGGTTGCGCCATAATTCGCACCCATACCGCCCCGGACGCTCGGAACCTGAACCCCCATAATTTTTAATTTGGCGTTTGGGAACTCGGCGTGTAACGTGTCGGCAAATATTTTTATTTGGTTCAACACGCTTGTAAAATCAGTACGACCGGGCGTTTGTTCGTTCCACGATAACAGCGTATAAACAACGTCTATTTTACCCCCGGCAACGGCGTTGGCGTAAGGTATGAACGACATTTTGTTGTTATCCCAATCCCAAAGCGGGTTTTGCGTATCCCGCGCAACACTTGTATAAATAATCGTTGCGTCCCCGGTTCCGCTTGACTTGGTTAGCGTACCACTTGCGGACGGTGCGGGCGTCAACGCTGTAACAGAACAAAGGATATTACCCGTACCGCCTGTAACATTGACCTCCATAACGGTAAACGTATTCCCGTTGTTGGTATATACCGCCCCAACTGATAACGACGTTACGCCCGTTACTTGGAACCTGTATGCGGGTCGCCCTTGCTGTGTATAACTTTCCCACGTCCAACCGCCAACGCCGAAATATCCCGTTGTCCCGTTCTGTTTGGAACCGACAAAGGCAATATTGGTTAATGCTTTCCCCGCCGGGGTTCCTCCGGTTCCGGTCAATCGCCTGTTAGCCTCGGCGCACCATGTACCCGCCGCCGTAAGGCTATCCCCGAAACAAGCGACGTTAAGATTTGCCGCCGGGGATTGCACGACGTTACGTGTAACCAATTGGCACGTTTTCGACGCCAAAACGTTACGGTCGTCGTCCTTAACGGTAACGGTAAAAGTCGTTGTTCCCACGTCCGCCACGGTCGGCGTATATTGGAAATAACGGGGGTATTTGTTGCCCTTTGAACACGTAACCAATATATCGTATTTGTAAGGGTCAACCGCTTGTATCATTCCACGGAAAAACAATTGCAAGGTATCCCCGACAATGGCGTTTATCGTATCAGGCAAACTGATATTTACCGGGTCGGGCGGCGTTACCCCGATACGGCTTGCAATATCCGCTATTTGGTCGTCGTTCAATACGTCTTTTATAATCCCGACACGGAAATAAAACGGGGCTCCGCCCATTGTTACGGGGTACATTTCCGTCATATTTCCATTTGTGGAGTATCTGTCAGCTTGGTATCCATTATCCGGTACATATGGATACGTTCCGTTGTACTTTCGGAGGACTACATATTGGTTGCACCAATACATTAAAAACAAAACCTTACCGTCAGCGTTGGCGATTGTTTGACCGAACGGAACGGCGATATACTTTGTTTCGCCGGGCGCAACGCTTACGTCAACTGTGGCGTCGGCTAACTTTGTGCCGTCATAGTCCGTATCGAATATTGCGACCCTCAATTGCGTAATCGGGTCGGCTCCTCGGTTAATTACACATACCTCGGCGGCGTTAAAGTTTTTGCGTACCCCGATATGACAACCCCAACCGCTAAACGTGGACCACATATAATTATTGGTAAAATTGTCCGTTTCCCATTCTTGCGCATTGTCTAATTGTTGCGAAAAAACGCTATTCCAACCGACGTTTATATTTTCGATTTGTGCTTGCATTGTGGGGATTGGTTGGGTAATATCCAAACCGGGGAATTGCGACCAAATACCGCCCGCAAAGATTTTAGGGCTTAACGCCCAACCGTCGAACCCGTATAAATTTAGAATCTCCGCCGGGGTTTCCTGTTGGATTGCGTCCCAATCAACAATAAGCCACGAACCCTCCGCAACTCCGGTTGCTACTTTCATCAACCAATATTTCGACCCTGCAATTTGCGCTCCGGTAAATGTTGCGAGTCCTTCCATTTCTGCCGTACCCGCATGAAAATCGGGGTTAGCATTATAACGATACAATCCAATTGTATGCACCGTTGGTCTTATTATGGAAAGCGAATACCATTTTGCCGGGTCGTATTCCATGTTGATATAACCGTTAATCAAAAAACGGTTCAAACCCAAAGCGACCAACGGCGCCGACAACGGTATTTCCTGCCAAAGCGGGAATAAATCTAACCGGGACGTTTCCGCCAACGTGCGATAAAAACGACGGGTTCCGCTATATTCGTAAAGATCCAAAGCGTCGCCCGGCATCAACAACGGGGCGTCTGTGCTTACGTTCAAAATGATATACGCCGCATTTTCCGGGGCTGTTACCACTCTAACCGTACCGCCCAACGCTAATTCCGAACCCAACATATTATAATTTGCATCGAACCAAATTATTTGTTGTGCATTTATCCGGTACGTTGACCCGGCAACAACGGGGTAATACGGCGACATCCAATAAGACGGATTTGTTGCTAAACTGTAATTCGTCCAATTGAAATAATACCCCTTTTTGAAATCATTAATTGACGCTACATTGTACCCGGTGCGGTCAATATCCCCTTTCGCCAAATACTTGTTACCGTAATAATCGACGGGGAATTGCGACACGGTTGTTAATACCCACGCCCCCGCCGAATTATTGGATATGATATGGAACCCGGCGGGAACCGTCAACCCAAAATTTGCATACTCTCCGGGCGTCCCCGCTATATAAAAAACGTTTTGGTCGGGCGTCCCCGGATTGGTTGTACTATTTGCAACGCCCTTAAACGTTGCGTTTGCCCCCACGGAATTAACGATTGAAAGTAATGTACTTTGCAAAATCGTTCCCGTAATTTCGTTGTTGCCGTTCGCCTTAATTACGGCGACAATTGCGGCTTTCAAATCGGTATAATTTGCCATATCTCAAAAGTAAAAAGTTACTGATTATTGTTGAAATCGTTATTGAAATCGTTATTGAAATCGCCCCGGCTCGTTGGGGTGTATCCCCGTCCGATTTTCTTTATAACCGTGTTCGTATCAAATTCCGCCTCAACACTCGCCAAATCCCCTTGCGTTTGCCATTTGGGGGTAATCAAAAAGGTATCGCAATTGTACGATATACCGTTGGACGTAACAACGGTATGGTCGGACAACCGGATTATTCGCATTGCGTCGCATAAAAATTCCGGTGCAAGAAATTGAAATTTATACGTCTTTTCGCTCAACTGCTTTTCCGGAAAAAAAAAGCCGTCCCGGTTTTCGCCGTCCTCTTCAAATTGGTATTCCGGTTTGCCTAACTCGGTGCAAAGATATACGACGTTTTTATATTGGTCGCTATATTGGACGTGTCCGCCCTCGTAATACAAATTTGTTTCGTCCCACCATTGCACACGCAAATAACCGTCCATGTTCCCGGCAACGACGGTAAACATTTCGCTGTAATAGGTTCGACCGGACGCCGTAAGACGCATATAATAAATACCTTGTTGCATGGTTATTGACAACGGCAAAAGTCCGGGATAAAACACAATGTTGTATCCGTTCGCCGCAAAGGTCATAACCCGCAACCCCCCGGCAATCATATCGTCCGTTATATTGGCAACCTGTTTGCCGTCCTTATCGAACAAAAGAACGTTTGTAATTACGGTGTTTGCGCTGTAATCGACGACGAATTGAAACGGCAAAATAAACCCGGCTTGCGAAAATAGCGGGTAAACATTGCCATACGCATACGACTTGCGAGCGTTCTGATATTTTATATCTGAATACCACGGTAACGGGCTTAAATTATTATTCTGTATCATACTTCAAAGTTGTTTTAATGAAACGACTGCACAAATTTACGCTTAATTTATCAACTTGACCGTTACCGATATACGTTTTTATTAGTTGCATCGGGTTGGGGTCGTCATTTGCCGGAAAACTAAACGTTTGTTTCTTCTTTCTCTCAATACCGTATGCGTAAACCTCGGAACCGTTTATTGATACACGACGGGCGGGTAAATCATACATCCAATACGGGGATTGCAAATTGATAAACGCCAAATATCCGTTTTGCAAAAAGTATTCGACGCCGTTTATTGTTTGGCGGGTAAATGACAATATCCATTGCGACCCGGACGTTGGCGGAACGGCGGCAAACAAGGCGAACCCGTCGGAACTTATGTTGCCGGGGTTTAACAACATCATATCAATATCGGACGTGAAATTTGATATATTAATTTCCTCAACCTTTCCGGGCGTTACATACTTACTAATTACTTGTATCGGCAATCCCTCAAAAGCCGCCGTAACGTCGTCCATCCATTCAAATTGGTAACGTTCGGGCAAATCGACCTTATCAAACGAATATTCCGACGTGTTGAACGCCCACGGTTTCCCGTTGCGCAAATTTAATTCCTTTGTCAAATCGTGGCTTAATATAGCCCCGCCGGAATAGGAACCGCCATTGCGGAAATATTGGATATGCTCAATTTTAAATTTGCCGTCCTCAATGAACCAATAACATTTGAAACAATCCCGTAACATATTGGTAAATTGTTGTAAGGTTGTCGGGGCTTTTTGTGCGGGTTGCTGATATTCCCCGTTTATAATATTGGTTTTCTGTGATACAAGCAAACGGAAATTCAACCCGGATATTGGGTTGTTTCCGCTGTATAAAAATTGGCTGTATTCCGCCGTGGCTGCGTGGGTAATACCGGGCGCAATCTGATTGAGCAAAACAGATATACAAGACGCAACCGGGAACGCATCCCGCAAAGTATATGCTTTTCGGGCTTTTTCCTCTAATATCCAATCCATCAAATAAAACCCAAACCACAACGACGCATAACGCCACGTTGACCGGGCGATTGGATAAAAGGTTTGCCCGTATATGGAATAAGGCGGCGCAAAATACTTTCCGTTGTCGGCTAATCCCCACTCGGTCGGCGTATCTGAAAAGTTATTCGATATAAACGCCACGTCGATTGCGTAACCAATTGCACGCCTATAATTACGGTTATTATCAACTATATCATCGGCGGGCAATGGATATGTATTAAGGTCGTCGATTTTCTCCACGTCGCACAAATACCGGGCATATATATTATAACTTTTCATATCGGCGTGCATTGTTCCGGTTGCCCCGGAACCCTCAACGGCGGTTAAATCAAATTCCAACGTATCAAACGGTTTCTGCGTTACCTTTTGATAACGAAACATTACCGTATCGTCGGATTGTTTCCGTATTTCAACTACAGCAATACCAAACGGCAACCCCCCGTTTATTCGTTGTTGTGAAATATAGATATAATAATTAACATTCAATTCCGGGTATAATTTCCCCTCGAATACGTCCGCACTTGCACCCGTCGCCATTCGTCCGGTATAAAGCCCGGATATTACCGCCGGGGAACCGTTGGACGTAATTTGTATTTCTTTCAATATATTGCACAAAGCAAAATGATAGGTTTGTACTAATGCGTTTTGGTCGGTCGTGGCGTTTGCGTCTTGTTCCCAATTCGTACCGCCCAAAAAACAAGAAACAACACTATCCCCCGGAACGTATATTTGAATTAATGGACGCTTGTTTATCGTTATCCGTTGGATTGTCGGGGCTAACGTTATTAAATTGTATTCCTTTTCCAATCCCGCCAAAACTTCGTTATAATCGTCTATTACATCGGGTTGTACGGTAACTTTTTTATCATAATCGACAAACGTACAATCTGTTTTCATAAACTTACCGGAAAAATAGGGAACCCATGTTTTACCGCCGTCGTTGCTTTTATCTATCCCGTACAAAAACTCATAATCAAACGGACGGGTATTTATAAAATCGTAATCATCCCGAATAAATGATATTTTCCCGGATAATTTGGCACGATAAAACCGTTGGTTCGTTTCTAATTCGTACTCCTTTGCCAAATCGTCCTTATATATCGGGTTGGCTTTACGTCCGTAAACCAAATTTTGCGCCGTTGCCGTTCCTAACCGGGCAAATACCGTTCCGGCGTTATATCTTGTTTTATAAACGACAAATCGCAAATAATACGCATTACTTGGAATATCAACCGAACCCGTCGTTACTCCAATAAAACTACTTATAAATTTTTTATTGCTATCATAAAATGCCCCACGGTCAACCCCTGTATTAATTAACAAAACACGGGGGTAAACATTACTAACAGAAACATAGGTACTATAATAGCGATTTTGTACTGCGTCCCCGGACGTAATCAAAGCCCCCGTATTAGCGTTTATAATTCCGGTTTTTAAAAACACATCGGCAAATGAATGTCTATAAATTAGGTTCATATCATTTTTTTAATTTTACGTGTCAAATTCTTGTAAACCTCAATAACATTACCGTTGCCATCGACGTAACGACGGCGGCGGTTTTGTTCTTTAATCTCCCTTACATCGTTTTTCAAATCTCGCAAATCCGGGGCGTTGTTTTGTTGAACCGTTACATTAACGCCGTCGGTATTATAGGCGTTAAGGTATTTTTGGGCGAACGTTCCCCGGTTCAAACTATTAATTACGTCCGGAATTATCCGGCGGAACCTCCGGGAATTACGTTTATTGATAACGGCGAAAAATTCCCCGCCCTCGGCACGCCTCCGGGTTCCATCCGGTTTTGTTCCTAAATCCACATCGTCCCCGGATTGGTGGGAACCGCCCGCCAACATTTCAACCGTACCATCGCCGTAACTTTCCGAACCCCCGGCGTTGGCGGATTTGGATAATTGGGCGGCTTTAATTTTGGCGGCGGCAAAGGAACCCCACATTATCGCAATAGCCGGGATTGCAAACGGGAACCCTAATTGCGACCAAATCAAAGCGGACGCCGTTACAAGGTTTCCGATTTGTTGGATTGTTTGGATTGCTTGTTGTGCCTTTTGCGCCTTTTGTTGCTCCTTTAGGGCTTTTTCTTGGTTCTTTTTGGCTTGGTCTAATTCCTTTTGTGCCATTGCAACGTTATTGGCGTAACCGTTCGCCCGTGCCTCTAATTCCGCATCTAATCGGCGTTGGCTTGCGTCAACCTCTTTGTCGGCGGCGGAAACGGCGGCGTCGGCGGCTTGTACCTTTGCATCCAAAAAACTATTTAATTGCTCAATAGCAAAGGAAACGGACGTACTTATTGCCTCCTTTTGGTCGTCGTCCAAATTCAGCCCAAACAATCCGTATATGTCGTTACCCCGTTCATCGCCTTTGCTTTTCTCAATTTCTTGGTCGATTTTCGCAATGGTATTTTCGATTGTCTTAACCTCGGCGTCCGTCATTTTAACCCCGGCGGCTTTGTTCAACTCTAAAATCTTTTGCAACCGTGCCTTTTCTTGCGCTAACCGGAACCGGGTTTTGCGTTCCTCGGAATTGCGGATTAAATCAAACTCGGACGCCTCCAACGCTTGTGTTTGGTCGAATAGCATTAACGCCCGTTGTTGGTTTAACTCGGTCGTTTGCTTCAATACCTCGGCGTCATATTTGGCGTTAATATCCGCCTCGGATTGGCGCACGTCCTCGGCTAATTGTCTGTTTTGCGCCAATTCGATTGCCCGTTGTTGCTGTAACAACTGAATGCGCAAATTTATTTCTTCCTGCGAACCCTCACGGGCGGCGTCTAATTGTAATTGCGTCCGGTCGGCGGCGGCTTGCATTTGGTCTATTGTAATTTGGTCGTTCAATTCTCCCAAACTCTTTGCGTATTGTTGTTGCAAAAGTAATTGTTGGTTAAGCAATTCGGCAACTTGTGTTTCAGTTAATCCCCGCTCGGTTTCTAACCTGGTGTTAATGTCTTGTATCTGCCTTTCATACTCAACCCGCAATTGTTCCCGTTGCTTTTCCGCCCCCTCTGCCATTAATGCAATTTGGGCGTCCTGCGTTGCCCGTTGTGCGGATAATTCTGCCGCCCGTTGTTGGTTGGCTATGTTTACCATATCAACCGCCAATTGTTCCCGTAATAAAACAATTTGGTCGTTCAACGCTTTGCGTGCCTTAACCGTTAAATTGGTTTCCGTTCTCAACTGCAATTGTATATCAGCAATCGCACGGGCGTTGGCGGCTTGGCGTTGCGCCCGTTGTTGGTCGAACGTGTTTTTAATTAAAGCAATCCGGGCGTCCTCGGCTTTCCGTAATATGTCGGTTTCGGCTTTGGCGGCGTCCCGGTTTTCTTGTAAGCGTTGGGCGGCTAATATCTTTCTTTCGGCGTCCAAATCCGCTCCCTCTGTTTTCAGATTAACGGCAATGTCAACCGCCCGTCCGGTATTATCTATTTGACCCTGCACGGCTTCAATCACTTCGTCAACCTTGACTTTATCAATTTTGCCGTCCAAATCAACATCAATATAAACTTTCTTATCTCCACGGGCTTTGGCGTTATTGAGTTGTACCAACATATCGTTTAGTTGTTTCAACTTTGCCCGGTTCGCTTCCAAATCGTCTAATTCTTGACCGTAAAAACCAACGCTTTTATTGTGTGCCTTTGTGCGCTCGGCTAATATTTCGTCCTCAATCTTTCGGGTTTCGGACAATGAAGCGTTGCGGGCTTTGGCAATATTTAATTCCCGGTTCAATTGGGTGACACGTTCGTTGCTAACTCGGTTCATTTCGGTTGCCTCGGTTTCCAGATAATCCAACCAAACCTTTTGCGCCTCGTTAAGTTTTTGTTGGTTCTTTGCCGATTTGTCGGTATTAGAGGCAAACAGAACTAAAGCCCCCACAACCGTAACCAATGCCAACGTCAAAAGAACATACGGATTTGCGGCGGCAATCAGATTGAAAGCCTTTTGCGCAATTGTAGCCGCCAATGTTGCCTTTGTTCCCTGCATGGTAACAAGGCGGTTATAAACTTGCGCTTTGCTCAATGCCGCCATTTGTAGCCGGGAAATACCCAACATAATTGCGGATTGTTTTTGTACTGCGTTTTGTATGGCTTGCACCCCGGTTGTAATGGCTATTGCCGCCTGTAACTTCTTTTGCGCTTCTTGCACGTCCTCACTTTCCGCCCCGAACAATTCCATTGCCCCGGTAAATGCGGCGAACCCACCGGACGCACCCGCCGCAAAACTCAATACCGCATCCAAATTGGACGTATCGGACGCCATGCGGGTAATCTCGGCGGTTGCATCCTTGACCGCATCCCGTAATATTGCGGTTTCTTTGCTCAATTGCTGATATTCGGCGGTTCCTTGTTTGCCCTCCAATCGTAACAATGCTAATTGTTTCGTTTGGTTCTCTATTTGGGTCGTCAAACCTTTGGCGGCATCGGAATAGTTACCCACGTTTAACGACGTTTTCCCGGTCGCTTCCTGCAACCGTTTCATTTCCTCGTAAATCGCTTTTGTTTCGGCAACCAATTTGCGCCCCTCCTCGGTCGCCTCCCTTTCCTCAACCGTCATATTATTGAGGTATATTTTATTGATTGAGTATTGAGCGGACAAACGATTATATGAACTCTCGGCGGACTGATTTAACCGGGTTGTCAACTTGTTTAATTCGTTCGCCTCTTTTTGCGCTTGCTTCAATTCCGCCAACCGTTTTGCGTTCTCGCTTTCCGCAAACGCCAAATCCTTTGCCGCCCGTGTCAATTTGTCGGTATCGGCGGACGCCCCCCGGATTGTTTTACGTCCGTTTTCGGTCGCCCCGCTTACGCCCTCCAATGCAGCCTTAACCGTTATCGCCTCACTCTTTATATTTTTTAGAGTGTTCATATAGGCGTCGGAAAGTTGGTCTAACTGATTAATCAACTTTGTAATCGAATCGTCCGGGCTTACAAGGTCGCTATATTTTATAGGGTTGTTATTATCTGCCATACTTAACGTTATTTGCGGGCAATTTGCCCCGTATTAAATTATCTTTTCTTTTCCATGTAGTTATCAACCAAAGAAAAAACAACGCCGCAAATCGCCTTATTTGACGCCGTTTTTGTTTTTGGTCGGTTTCAACAACTCCTTTATCCGTTCAAATGCGTTGTAATACTCTAAAACGGTGTATTTCTTTGGCTCCGGTACGTGCAAATGTTGGGATATGGTTAAACACATATTTTCAAACTGTTTATCGTACTGAATTTCCATGTTATCGGAACCACTAAAAACAACCGGGCGATTGTACAACAACAACATCGTCGTTATTTTATCAATTTCCGCCCGTTTGTCCTCTGTATCGCCGTTTATAATGGCATCCAACATTAACATTGTGCGGTTGCGCAATTCGTCGTAATACTCTTTAACCGTCGCATCGTCGAACAACCGGGGGAAATACATTTGCAATTCTTCATCTATTTTTTTTTTGACCGCTTCCATTTGGGCGGTCAACTCTTTAACGGGAACATCGCCGAACATATCGACGACCTTTTGCAACCCATCGTCGGATAAATCGTTGTACGGTTCCCCGTCGATTGATTTAACCAACACGGCAAACGCCAAATGCTTTGGGCTTATTCCGGTTTGAATGAAATACACGTTTTGCCGCATATTATCCAATTCAATTGCCGTCAATTCCGGGGTTTTGCTCCGGGCGTATCTTATTGCCTTTTCTATATGCGTATCGAAATCCTGCAAATCGGAACCAATCCCGGCATCAACTAACAACATTTTGTTGTACTTATGAAATCGCAACATCGGCAATTCGTCGATTGCGTCGTATATCTCAACGGTGCGTTCTCCTATCTTAACGGTTTTCATAGCAAAAAACGGGTTATCATTGTGGAACAAAAGGGAACCAACAACAACGTCGGGTTCCCGGTTATAAACGCCAAAAGGATTGCCAAAGCAACCCCCGCCCAAAAGGACAAACAGAAATCGCAATTAAACATCTTTGCGAAAAACTCGTTGCCGTGGACTTGTACCCATTCGATAACCTGCCATTTGCGTAACAAGGTCAAACCGAATGCAGCAACCAAAGCAACCACGACCGTATAAAATAAAAATGCTTGCATACACTTTGTTTTTAATCAGTTAAACACGTTTCATCAATTCCCAATTCCCCGGCAAACCGGAACCCGGCGAACGGGTGCATTAAAAATTGATTGTCTATTTCGTCCAAAGTGAACCCGGCAAATATGTTTTCCGCCTTTGTGTACACTCTGTTTATTGTCATGGAACCGGAACGCAACCAAATACCGCCGTTCAATACCCGCATGATTTGTTGTTTGACCGCCTCCGTATTCCGGTTGTTGGGGTCGTTGGTTATCGTGCGCATATCAAACCAAAAGATAACCGAAAACGGCGTTGTATATTTGTTTTGTTCGCCGGGGAACCAATCAATTTGTTGCGGGTCGTCCAACACGAAAAATGAAAAATTCCCTATATTACTATCCGGGGCAATCAACATATATTCATTGCCGCCGACGTAAATATTAGGCGTGTAATATCGTTTCCCTTGTATGGACTTAACCAACCGTTCAGAACGTCCAAAGGAATAGTTAAGCCACGGCAACCCGTCCGCCAATCCCTTTTGAATATTTGCAATAACCCGGTCGAATAACTCCGGGTTCTTTATGATAGGCACTTTATCCATTTCCGTATATTGTTTTTTTTGCTTTGGTTAGCAAATCCGGGTAAACGTATTGCCAAATCAATTTAGCAATGTTTTCGTTCGTCAATCCCAATATTTGCCGCCCATACTTTTTTATCAAATCTTCTGTTTTGAAATCCGACGCCTTAATTTCAAATTGTTTGTCGCCGACTTCCAAGTAAAAACTACTCTCAAAATCGCCCTCATCCCGTAACGTTACCCGGTTTGTCGGTTGTCCCTTTTCCTCCTTAATGGCTATTGTTAGCGGGGTATAAGGTCGATAATCCATAATGTCAACGCCCAATCGGTTAATACCTTGTTCAAATAATTGTTCCTCGGCGTTGGCATCAATGATAAACGCCGTTGTCATTCCGTCGTCGATTATGTCCCGTATAATCAACCCGGACGTCAACCCGTCGTTAAATGTATTAACCCGGTTGCGCAAATCAATTATTGATTGTAACCCCGCCATAATGCAATTACGTTGTCCGGTACTTAACGCCCCGGTTGTTGCAACTCAAACAAATACGGTCAATCCCCTGCGTATCTAATCGCAAAGCCTCAAACGCTTTTTTAAGGTCATAACCCAAACCGCCGGGGCGTCCCTCAACATTCCCGTCCAACTCATACAAGATTTCCATTTTAGAGGCGTTGGATTGGTTCCGGTTTACCCTTACGTTGGGGTTCATTGCCAACGTGCGTAAAGCAATTGCCGCAACTTGGCGTTGTATTACCGTTTGGAATATCGACCGTTGTTCAATGATAAAATCGGTTAGGTCGCAACCTACCGTTATTTCACAATTCAACCCGTAATTCAGTGTATTAGTGTACATCGTGTACGCTATATCCCATAACTCCGGGTATTCGGCGAATGTTTCCGGGGCGTTGTACATAAACGGCGAAATCTGCAAATACTTTGTCAATTGCCGCCATGCCTCAATATTGCCGTACCCGGTACACGTTCCGCACGGTTCGCCGCTCCAATCTTTCGACACGTTAATTGCTTGCATCCCGGCGGGCAAATCGTCTTGATTGTAGCAAAGGAACCACGCACCCCCGGCGTTGTTTGCGTCGCTGATATAGGGCAAAAAACAATCTTCCAATGTGAACCATTGAAAGCCGCCATTTGTCAACGTAAAATTCAAATCAAACGTTTTTACGGGGTCAATCTGTGAACTATGGAAAAGGTACAATTTCACAATCCCGGTTCCGCCCGTCATTTGCAAGCCAACCCGGTGTATTTGGGCGGTAACTCCCATTGCCCGGACGGGGATTATTTCAAAGCCAACCAATTTATGTGCGTTCGGTTGGGTCGCTCTAATACGTCCCGCACCGTCAAAGAACGTGCGCCGTTCCAATAGGTTCTTTGTTTCCTTATCCAACCCCTTTATTTGGGTAAACGTTTGTACCGCCGTGGAAATTCCGTTGCGGGTCAAACGCTCCAAATAGTCGGACAATATATTGTATTTCTCCCAAAAGGTCGAACCCTCGGCGGGAACCTCGGCGACGTTATCAACCAAAGCGACCCAATACAAGGGTTTGCCCGCCGCATCGTTGGCGTATTGTACCACGGTTCCGGCTTTCCATTCCTTTGTATCGTTCCAAACCGGGTATTGAAAACCCCAATTATCCGGGACGATTGCCGCCATATTATCCAACGTTACAAGCGGGTGCGCCCCTTGAAAATATAACCCGCTTTCGGTTTCTGTTAATTGCTCGGCGATTGCCTCGGCGGGATTATATGATTGTTCCCAACCGACGACGTGCAATAACTTATCTTGTATTTCCTTAATCCTATACATAAGCCCAAATATAACCGCCGCAAGTCTTTTTTATACCCTTACAGCATTTAACAATATTACTATCATTTAAACCCGTTTCCCGTTGTGCGTCTTTTACTGATAAGAATGTTTTTATCAAATCGCCGCAAATGGAATACATCGCAATTTGTTTTGCTCGTTGGTGCAATCCGCCTAATCTCCCAACCATATATTCGCCAATCTTTTTATTTAGGCGTGATTTTGTTATTGGATTATTACAATTTTCTTTGGTTGTAACCCAACGCAAATTGTCCGCCCTATTATTCGATTTGTCACCGTCGATATGGTCAACACATGGTTTGTTGTCCGGGTTCGGAATGAAAGCCGCCGCAACTAATCTATGAATATTAACAGATTTACGAATACCATTGCACAATACTACAACATTATACCCGTGCTTATTGGGAACGGCTTTAACTATCTTTGTATTATTACGCACGTTTCCGTAATTACTTATTTCATAATTTGGGAAATCGTATATTACTTTCCAACTTTCCATATCATTAATTAAAAAAAAGGGGGCGGGGATAACCACCCCGTCCCCTCGGTTAAATAATTGTTCCATTTTCCAGCTTATGCGCCTGCACCCCCGGCGGGAAATTCCCCGGCGTTGGTTACATATACGGGCATTCCTAACGGTTCGTTCGGGTTGCGTGCTGCAATCTCGGCTTTGATAATCGGATTTGCCACGGCTTCCGGTTTGCTGTTATATGCTACCATGTAGGCAACATCAACGCTAAATCCGAAATACTCCTTAACCGCACACGTCAAATCGGCGGTTGCGTCGCCCATAATCGCCGATTGGTCGCCCACGGCGGTATAATAATGCGAACCAACGGGCAAATCAATGTACGGCAATCGTACAATGTCCCATTCGTGGAAATTCGCACGGGTGCGGCGGTATGCCTCACGGTCAACACGGGTTAAGATACCAACGTTTCCATCGGCAACGGCAAACATTGTTCCCATTTTACCCGCTTCGTCTGTTACGTTGTTAGTATAATGCAATACTTTGTTGTCGTATTCCATGCGCTTATTAACGTCGTTGTAAACGCCATGTTGCGCCAACTTGCGGATTAGGCTATCAACCCCCGCATTTGCGATAAGGTGGATATATTCCGGGTAACAATTCGCCCGCATGATTGGGTTAATGTCGCCCAAAATCTCGGCTGCCATTTGGGTTGGCGCTTGTACAACGTTCCCGGTCTGCGTGTAATTGAGCAATGTTTTGAACACCTGCGTTTTGTTCGCCTCCAATGCGGCAACGGCTCCTTTATCCAAAGCGTCCGCCAACGCACGGGTTGTTTTCTCCATTTTGCGCATAAAATCGTGTTGGTACGAAATCTCATTGTTTGAGTATGCCGCCGGAACCATTGTAAACCCGATTGCATAAGTAGTCCAAACAAGCGTTACCAATGCGGACGTATTTTCATTATCGGCAATAACGCACGAACGCACGTTGCTAACTTGTACGTTTTCGTCGTAATTGATAACCGGAACTTGTACCGTGTTGCCGATACTTACTAACGCCCTATCTCTCAAATTAGGGCTAATGATTGAGTTGGGGGCGTTGGTTTGCTCAATAAAGAAATCCAATGCGCCGTACTCACACGGGCGGAACATATTACGGTCTAACTCCGGGTTCTCTATCCGCCAATTTTGTACTCTCGTTGCTATTAAACTCATACGTTTAAAAATTTAATTGTTTATAAATGCGGGTTTACCCTTTACCCGTGTTGTCTTTTACTTTTCCGGCAATGCGGCAATATTGTTATCCTGCCATGCCTGTTTCATTCCGGCGTCAAATTCAGCCGTTCCAATCTGCAAACCTTGTTGTTGCAAAGTGCTTGCGATTGCGTCGTATGCCTCAACCCTCGTTTTTGCGCCGGATATATCAACGGTAACATTACCGCCCGCACCGCCGCCCGCCGGGGGATTGGTTCCGCCGCCCGCCGCTTGGCGTCCTTTATCCAAAATACCCATTGTTTCCAATTCACGGGTCAAAAGGTCGCCGGGGGTGTACGGGTTCAACTGATTGTTCGGGTTGCGCATGATTGCGCCGTTTTCGTCCTTAAACACTAACATTTTGCCGCCTTTGCCGTCGTCGATAAACTCCGGGTTCATACCCTTAATTTTTTCGATTGCTTGACCCAACAAAACCTTTGTTGCGCTTTCCGGCAATCCTGCCTTAAACTTCAACCCGGCGGTTGCTGTCTGCAATGCCGTTTCAACACGAATGCCAAACACTTCCTTTGTGTGGGTTTGTTCGGCTTCATCGTATTTGCTTTTGAGGTCGTTGTATTGGGTCGTAACGCTTTGCAAATCTGCCTTTGCTTGCTTCAATGCCTTTGCGGTTTCCGCATCCGTCGCACCGTCGGCAATGGCTTTTTCCAAACGTGCCTTTTCTTTGGTTAGGCTGTCAATCTGTGATTGCAGACCGTTTGCGCCCTCAACTTTGGTTTTGAACTCGGTTAATACTCGTTTGGCGTAATCAAACGTTTTTTCGGTTCCGTTCTTTGCGATACCGGACACGGCTAAAATGTCCGCATCCAAACCGCCGTAAATTTCCCCGGTTTTTTTCGCTATTACGCTATTTTCGTCGTTGACGGATAACGTGGTTATCGCTGTCAATTGTTCGTCGGTCAATCCGGCTAATGCCGCATTCGCTCTTAAAACATCAATCGTTAATGCCATAATCTTTCCCTTTGATTATTAAATGAATATTCGGTTACTTTTTGCCCTCGGCTTTGGCGTCCGCCTCGGCTTTCGCTTTGGCATCGGCTTTGGGTTCCTTTGCAGTTGTCGCCGGGATAACGCCCGCCGCTTTCAATTCTGCCAAAATCTCGGCTTTCAACGCTGCCTTTTCCTCGGCACGGGCTTTGGCGTCCGCCTCGGCTTTCGCTTTGGCATCGGCTTTGGCTTTTTCCTCGGCGGCTTTGGCTTTTTCTGCCTTTGCCTTTTCGTCCGCCTCGGCTTTCGCTTTCATGTACTCGTTGGGGTCGTGCAATACGGTAATCGTGTAACCCTGCTTTTTCAGATTGTCGGCAATGCTATTTTCATAACCCTTTTTGCCGAACTTCTGAATACGGGGAATTGATAACCGTTTGCCCGTTTCGCTGTCGAATTTCTTAATTTCGATAACGCAATGATACAAATGTTTCTCATTGTCCGGGACAATGTAGTTTTCGGGCGTAACGTCGATAATCGCAACGTCTTTAGTTTTGCCCTCGCTTACTTTCACTAGCATAATCGTTAAATTTACTTGTTATAAAATTTATCTTAGAGTTGAACGGCATATTATACCCAAACTCTAACACGTTCAAATATTCACGTTCAAATCTGCGTACAAAGTTAGCAAAATTCAACTTTATACGCATATCGTTTTCGCTGATAATCTGTTTGTCGTACAAATCCAATACCTCGTTACGGGTCAAATGTCGGTACGGTTCCAATTCCGCCAACGTCAACATACGTTGCAATTGGGTTGGATTGTTCCGGTATTCCGTTTCGATAATTTGGTTTTGTAGTGCGTCTAATTCCGCCTCGCTTGCGCCGCTTTCCTTTGCTACCTTGTAACGTTCCCGTAACTCCGTTGCGTTGGATAAATAAAACTCCGTGCCGTAATTGACTTTTGCAGAAACGAACAAACCGCCATACCTCAAACGGCAAACGGTTTCATCGACGAATTGTTGCGCCGCTTCAAATCCCTTTTTTACCCGGTTTAATACCGTGCTTTGGCTCTCAAAATTCGCCTGTATTTGTTGCTCGTTCAATGCGTCCCGTGTGGTTATTTCCTCGTTGGTTCCAACAACAGACGTAATAATGTCATTCTTTAGGCGGTTTTCTTCCTCAACGTTATAATCCAAACTATTACGGTCAACGGTCAACATTTGCACCGGGTTACGCAAATCGGGTTGTTTATCCCCGTCCGGTATTGGTATTTCCACGAACGAACCAACGCCATTAATGCGACTATCCCCGCATTTGGGGCAACGCATCAAAAGCCCGGCGGCATCCAATTTATAAAACCCTTGTTTGTCTTTCAAAAACCCACCGTCGCAATAATCGCCATTTTCGCCGTTACTGAAATCGCAACTTTGTTCATACCCGGAATAAATCGGATATGCGCCGTATAAGTCTAAATGTCGTTTACTGATATGGTAAAACAAAAACCAATCCAACGCCTCCAATTGTTTGGTTAACGGGGATTGTTTAACGTCGGGTTCTGATAGGCTCAAAGGTTCGTTCCAAAAGAAACGGGCGGGACAATAACCGACGTCGTGCGGGTTATCAACCAACAATTCGCCGATATTATGGTTTTTGTCCTCTCTGAATACCCTATAACGTTCGTCGTCAATCACTGCGATACGTTCCCCGTCTTGCCTAAAAATGATATAATCCATTACCCCCGTCGTCGGGTTGGCTCTGTAATCAATCACGGATGCAATAGGCAACCAATAGAAATACGGTTGCGGGTATTTGTCGCCGGGGTTTTGTTCGCTCGGCATATCGACAATTAGAACGCTATTTATTTCGGTTTGGAAAAACTCCCATCCTTTTGTGCTCCAAATTTCCGGCTCATGTAGTACGTCTTGGCGGTAATACTCCCAATCGTCCCTTTGTTCCGGGTTTTGGAACTGATAATTGAACGCCGGGTTACGACCGTCAAAAATCCGGCTCAACTTATCAAAACAAACGCCCGTTACCTCGTTTGTCTTAACGGGGTAACGGAACAATGTTTTGAACATCTTAAACTTATCATGCGGCAATAGGTTAGAAACAAATGCCATAAAGTCCGTAATCGGTTGGCAAATGTCAAACGACGTAATGCGGGTACGGGCGTGAAAATTAATGCGTTGTTGATGATAAACGGCTTTGTTTATCGTCTTACGCTTTTTCGGCTCCGTTATCCGTTTTTTTATTTCGTCTATACTCAATCCCATTGTCGTTGGTAAATTTAAAATCGCTGTCTTTAGGTAACTGCCAACCGCCGTTGTTTGGCATCCGCAACAACCGTTCGGCGTGCTTAATCTCAAATTCTTCGGTCAAACCATGCGGCGGACAAACTAATTTAACCTTTGTAACCTTTGCCGCCATATCGTCAACCTCCTACGTTTGCGGGTTTCAAATCGGTTAGCGGGTTGAAATCCGGGGCAATAATTGTGAGGTTGTCCGAATAGTTCGGCAAAAACGTCCATTGTATTGCGTTGCTGTCCGGGGCTTCTAATCCGCCGTGCGTTTTGTCCCCAATGAACAAAGAACGAATTGGAATAGGATAATACGTTGTCGGGGTCGTTTCGTCTTGTATGGATTCAATACTTCCGTTTTCGTCAAACAGATAGACGCCCAAATTGTCCGCCCAACTTTCGCATTGCAATTCTTTCATCGCCTTAATTACTGATTGGGGGATTTTACGCATTACGCCCGTGAACGGGTTAGGTTCACGCCCTATAATTTCCTCAACGCCTCCCAATGTTTCGTTACCGCCGCCAAAGGTTCGGGCGGCTCCAGCTTCGTTGGTCGGGGCTTGGATATACGGGGAAACAACAATCTTTGTACTATCAGCCGCCGACAATAACGGCGTCCATGAAGCAAGCAAAGTAATTGCCTTTGTGCTCGTAAAACTGTTTTTGCTTCCATCGTCTTTGGTTAGACGCTGAAACGCTACCTTTTGGATTTGCCCGAAACTTTCGGCACATTTAACGGCGGGAATATCGGGCAATGCAGCCGCCGCCGGACACTTACAAGTAATCATACTTTCAAATTTTAACGTTAAAACTATTATTTACTATCTCCGGGCTGTCCCTTTGCCCTTTGTTTTCGCCTACAAAGTTATGAACTTTTTGATTATAATGTTGCATATCTCAAAAATAATGCTAATTGCGACGTTTTACACCTCGGTTTGCGTGTGCGTATGGCTGTATATTACCGTCGGCAATCTCTTTTTCGTAAATCCCGGTTAATCCGTCCTCCGGGTCGTCGTGCGTGTTCGCATCGAAATTGCGCAAAAAGGTGGTAACATGGTCGTAAATCGCTTTGTACCGGGTTTCCCAACCGAACGGCATAATAATACTTTGATTTACCATTGCGGACGCCGTAATTATCCGGCTTTCCTTATTGCCGCCTTGATAAAACGGGTCTGTCATTGCCCGCATTTTCTTTTTAATAACCTTTTCGTAACCCGCACCGCCGTTGTTACTCTCAACCCATACTTTTTGCGTGCCGTTCCTGTTAATCATTGCCGGAACGGTTACGGTTGTAACGTCCGTATTTTCGTCCGTCATTTCCATATCCGTAATTAAAGCAAATAACAACGGTTCCATACGCTTTGTTTTCTCGTTGAAAATCATGTTGTCCGATTTATAAACGTCATACGTGGCGGCAAACAAAAGGTCGTCCCCCTCATCGGCAACATCTATGTATGCGCCGGAACGTATGTACGTGCCGTAATCGGATTTTTCAACCCATGTTTTGAACGGTTGATATAATCGACCCTCGGCGGAACCGGGGTTGCCTTGATAGAGGCATTGAAATTGTACCGGGTCTAATGCTTTTTGCGCTTCCAACTTTTGCTTACTGTGTCGGCTTTCCCATAATGCCGCCCCCGGTTCCCGTGGGTCTATCTCGGTCGGTTCCCCGGTTTTCAATCCCTCAAAATTTATGCGCACCCACGCCCCCGGCGTTACGTTCTCTAAATCCGCCCAACACTTAACATCAATAATCGTTTCGCCGCTCTTTTCAATGCGCCCTATCAAATCGTCGTCGTGCCAACGGGTAAATACAATCAATTCTTGACTATCGTTGTGTAAACGGGTGCGTACAACGGTTGTGTACCATTTCCACGCCGCCGCCCGTACTATCGGGCTGTTACCCTCGGCGTAATCCTTATACACGTCGTCCAATATCGAAACGTCCACGGTTTTAGACGTCAGCGAACCGCCACGACCGACGACACGCAACGACCCCTTACGCCCTACCATTTCGATAACATCGGAATTGCGCAAATAGGTATTAGCCATTGTTACGACGTTTGACCCATTTAAGTACGTGCCGGGGAATAATTCACGATACCGGGGCGTGTCGATTATTCGTTGAACGTCCCGGTTAAAATCCCGTGCGATTGTCGCCGCATACGAACCGATACATATTTTGCGGTCGGGGTCTAACCCCAACATAAATGCGGGTAATTTACGGCTCGACCCCTCCGATTTGCCATGTTGGGGCGGTTGTTGTACAATCATCTTTCGTATTTTGCCGTGTGCGAACATATCCAACAACGTATAATAAACGACGTGGAACGGCTCTAATACTAAATCCGGTTGCATATACCGGGCAAAGTTGATAAGGCGTTTACGGGCGGCGGCTTTAACAAACAAATCCGGTTGTTGCCGGATTGCGTCGTACATTTGCAATAATTGTTCTTTGTTCATTGCTTTGCTCCTTTCTCCCATTTAGAACACGCCCGGCGACCTCGGACAATGTAATGCGGGTAATTGGGACAACGCAAACAAATTGGTTTCCCGTTCAAATCTCGGTGCCTATGGTCGTCGGTTATCCATTCAGAAAAACGGCACGTATCGCAAACCTCCTTTTGCCATTGTGGTTGCGATTGGGTTACTTTCTTTGCCATTACTGCAACCCTCCTTTCTCGTTCATAGCTTTTGCAAATTCGGCGGACTGCAATTTATCAGCAACGGCAAATAATAGGTCGTCCGGTATTGCCTTAACGTCGTACTTTGGTTTATCGCTATCCGTTGAAGCATTAACGCCCGGTATCTCTATCTTAACGGGCGCATCAAATCCCAACATCTTTGCCCGGCGTTGTTGAATGTTCAAAAGCAAATCTAAAAAACGGGGGTTTCCGGCGGATGTTTCGGTTGCCGTCTCATTGTAGCCGTAATATTCCGGGTCGCCGTCCTCGGCATCCGTTTTGATTGGTCGCCCTTTGTTGGTTTTCTCTTTGGTGCGCATCTTTCCGGTTTTCGACGCCTCCCACGCCTCCCATGCTTGTTGCTCCATCTTATCCAATTTGCGCAATTCTTGTGTAACGTATTCGTCGATATTATCCAACCGTTCCCGTTTCCACTCAATAAGGCATTGTTGCAAATCGTAATAAACCATTTGAAAGGTTATTGTATAACCCATTCCACGCGCGGATAAATCCCGGTTCAATGCGTCCGCAATTTCCCGGTACGAATACCCACGCAAAAACAAATCGGAACAAAACCGAATGTCGTAAATTCGTTGTTCCTCGGAACGTTTATTATAGCCTAATGGCTTCTTTCTCTTTTTCATAGTCAAACCTCCTTTGCTGTCAAATCGTACTCCCATACATAGCCGCCCGCCGTTTTATATACTCCTTTACAACATCGGGTAATCGTTATATTTTTTATTCCCGTTTTTCTTTCCGCTTCCCTTATGGATTTATACCGGGCAATTTCGTTTCCGGCTTTTAAACGTTGTATTACAGCTTTAGCAATTTTATTATGTTTGCCGTTATATGTATTATTATACTGATTATCGCACCACTCCAAATTATTGGCATTATTATTAAACTTGTTTTCGTCCTTATGATTTATTTGTTTCCAATTATTTGGATTTGGAATAAATTCCATTGCAACTAATCTATGTACCATTAATGCAGTTAGTTTGCCGGACTTATATAACCTTACTTGCAAATAGCCCTTACCGCTTACTGTTGGCTTTAGCAACTTACTTTTTCCAGTTCTTCCATAATTGAGGCTTTTTACATTACCATAATTGGATATTTGGTAATTCTCAAAACCGGATATATCTTTCCAAACTTCCATATCTTTTTTTTGCAAAGATAATAAATGTTTTTCGTTTGCAAGTTATTTACGGGGAATTTCCATTTTAAGAGGCTTTTGTTATTAACTCAATACTTTTATCGTCTTAATGGTTATCTTTCAACCACGGGGCAAATTTACGGCTTTTCCGGTGCATTGCCAAACGTTTGTTATCTCATGTATATAAACGGCAAAACCCCGGCTTTGTTTCCGGGGCTTTTATGCCTATTGTCCTATACCGTTTTCGTATCTCCCATTTGAGCAACGAAAATAATGTTGCGTTCCACGGGGGTTGCTGTATTCCGTTCCCCCTTTCATTTCCTTTATTGCCAAACATACCGGGGCGAGCTTTCCATTTACCGGAAATTCCGGGTTAAAATATCGACACGTTCCGCATATCTTTTCGGGGCGTCGATTATCCGGGGCGCTTAATACTTGTTTATTCATTACTATTTTTTTTAATTGTTCTTACTGCGTTACTCTTTGGATATGCCAACCGCCAAAAAATTGTTTTCCGGTCGGTACGGCTGTATTTATCACATTTCAGATTTGCCCCGGTACAAATATCTTTCCCAATCTTACAACGAACACAACGTTGGCAAAATAATGTTCCGGGACTATCTGCCAACCGTTGTGCGGCGGGCGTCCATAGTGTAGCAATTAAA